ATGAAGGAATTTACATTGGAAAAATTTGAAGAGGCGAGCGAACTTGTACAAAAGGTGACATCGGAGACAAAACTTGTATTCAGTGAGTTTTTCTCGGAGCAGTCCGGAAATAAAGTATATTTCAAGCCTGAAAATATGCAGTATACGGGAGCATATAAGCTTAGAGGAGCATACTATAAGATTTCAACACTTTCCGATGAAGAAAAGGCAAAGGGAATTGTAACGGCTTCGGCAGGAAACCACGCTCAAGGTGTGGCATACGCGGCTAAGCTTGCAGGAATAAAGGCTACAGTGTTTATGCCTACAACTACACCTCTTATAAAGATAAACAGAACTAAAAACTACGGTGCGACTGTAGAACTATACGGCGATGTATTTGATGAGGCCGCTACAAAGGCTATGGAGTATGCAAAGGAGAGCGGTGCTACATTCGTACATCCTTTCAACGACCTTACAGTGGCTACAGGACAGGGCAGTATCGCAATGGAGATAATCAAAGAACTCCCTACAGTAGATATAATACTTGTACCGATAGGAGGCGGCGGGCTTTGTGCCGGTGTGGCGACACTTGCAAAGATGTTGAATCCGAATATCCATGTAATAGGAGTGGAGCCTGAGAATGCGGCCTGCATGAAAGAATCCATCAAAGAAGGACATATAGTTACATTGCCTTCAGCAAACACGATTGCAGACGGTATAGCATCCTTTGACTTTGCAAGCCTTGCGGATACTATCGTAAACGGCATTTCTGGTTTTATATCCGGTGGTGGATTCAAGAAGTTTATAGAGGCGGCGAAGAACATCATTGTTGGGCTCACAAGGGGAATAAGTATAATGCTCCCGGAGTTGATTCCGGCATTGGTTGAACTTGTCATTTATATCGGTGAAACGATTCTGGAGCAACTACCGGTACTTATAGAGTGCGCTGTGGAAATTATAGTTGCATTGGCCAAAGGAATAATCGAGGCACTTCCTTTACTGATTGAATGCTTGCCAAGGATCATCACGGCCATTGTCAACGCCCTTATAACCGGTATTCCACTAGTCTTACAGGCAATGGGCGAGATTATCCTAGCTATTATTACAAAGCTGGGAGAGCTTGCCGTTCAGCTATTCGAGTGGGTGGCACCTGCGGTCGGAGGATGGATTCAGTCCATCGGGGAGTGGTTTGCGCAGCTTCCTGGATTAATCTGGACTTGGCTTACAGATGTGGTTACAAAACTTGGGGATTGGGGCACTTCAATCTCAGAGTGGATTACCACGAATGTGCCGGCATGGATTGAGAGTATCGGGGAATGGTTTAGCCAGCTTCCTGATCGTATAGCTTACGCCCTTGGCTATGCAATCGGTTCAATCATAAAGTGGGGGGCTAATGTTGTGAAATGGATTGCAACAAATGTACCTACTTGGATTGAGAGCATAACGAAGTTCTTCTCCGAGCTTCCCGGTAAGATTTGGACTTGGCTTGTAAATACCATTACAAAAATAGTGCAGTGGGGCATAGAAATGCAACAGAAGGCCTCTACCGCAATTCAGACCATGATTAACTCAATAATCACCTTTATGCAGCAGTTGCCAGGGAAAGTTTGGACATGGTTAGTAGATACGGCAAATAAGCTGAATCAATGGAAGCAAGACCTTGTATCCAAAGGTACTGAGGCGGCTACAGGGCTGTTCAATGCAGTAGTTGATGGAATTAAAGGGCTTCCGGATAAGATGGTATCTATCGGTAACGATATAGTTTCAGGCATTTGGAACGGAATTTCGTCCGGCTGGAACTGGCTTACTAGCAAGGTTCAAAGCCTTGCGGAATCCCTTCTGGAAGGTGCAAAGGATGCCCTCGGCATTGCTTCACCATCAAGGGCATTCCGTGATGAGTTTGGGCGCTGGATTCTTCCCGGAGCAGAGATAGGTATAGAAAAGTCTATGCCGAGCGCCTTAAAAACCATGAGGGAAAGTGCGACAGCACTCCTAAATGAAATGAAAGGCACTGTTTCAGCTTATAGCGGAGAGATTGCGCTATCTGCAGGAGCGTCAGAAAGCCGAAGGGCATTTTCTGCCGGGGGAACATCAGTATATTACGATAACCGAATTGAACAGACGAATAACTACCATGAAGCAGTTCCTGCTCCTTCCGTTGTGGCAAAAAATCAGCGCGAGGCGATTCGTAATATCGTCGGAGGTGTGAAATAATGGCAAATCAGATTAGAGTGGTTCTCTCGTGTAACGGGAGGACCCTTACTTTTGGCAAGGACAGTGATATCGACATCACGAAGATAACCGGGCTAGAGAGTTCGGATATTGAAATCAGTAAAAGCGATAATGCCCTTGTAGACGGCGAAACTGTAGACGGACTAAAGATAAAGGGCAGACCGATACATATTGAGGCCTCTTTTCGGGATTTAAAGAACAATAAAGAGAACAGGCAAAACCTGATTAAGTTCTTCAATCCAAAGTACACGGGGAAAGCGCTCATTGAATATATGGGTGTCTCAAGGAACATTGAATACAGGATTGAAGGCTGGACTTTTAAAGCAAAAGCTTCGCTTGATGCAAGGCTGGCCATTGTTGTGGATTTATACTGTCCGGATCCATATATGCTGAATATTGATAACTTCGGAAAAAACATGGCGGCATACACACCTTTGTTTGCTTTTCCTTGGATAATCACCGCTAAAAAGGTTACGGGACTGAAAAGACCGTATTCCGGGCTTGCATTAGGAGGGCGTGCAGCAGGATACAGAACGCTGCATAAAGAAGTTGCTCTTTCTAATGACGGTGATGTACCTACCGGTGTGATTATCAAGTTTGTAGCTACAAGGGGGCCAGTAAGCAATCCTAAGATCGCAAGAATAGGAACGGGGCAATTTATGAGAGTAAAGGTGGAAATGGCCAAAGGGGATGTCCTTGTAATAGATACTAACGAACGCCATCAGATTGTTGAACTTAACGGAGTAAATTGCTATCAGCGCGTGGATAGACGGTCTGAGCCGTTCCAGCTGGATGTAGGGGAAAATTATCTTGAGTATGCAGCGGATACGAACTATGTCAATCTTGATGTAAATATCTACTATACGCCTAAGTATTTGGGGGTGTGATATGCAAGTATATATTCTCGATAAGGATTTTCAGACTATTGGAGCCATAAAGGTTTTTAATTCGCTGATATGGACCCGCCGCTACTATGAGCCGGGAGTATTTGAGTTTCACACATCCTCAAGCTTTTTCCCCTTATTTAACTCCGGCAAGTATATATGTCGTAATGATCGCTCCGAACTCGGAGTAATCCGGGAAGTGAATTATGCACAGACGGATAAGGGAGAGCGCTCAGCTTACTGCAAGGGCTACTTTGCAGAGAAACTACTGGATGATAGAGTTCTTCAGGCTCCGGTAAATATATCCGGAACTCCGGAAGAAATCGCACTTGCTCTTGTGGATGGAACGGCTATTCATCCGGCAAACTCTGGACGAGTTATTCCGCGGCTAGTCCTTGGGACTCGTAAAGGACTTGGAACACGAATTACATTGCAGACAACGGGGGACAAGCTTGGGGAAAAACTGTACGAGACAGAGCAAACACAGGAGCTATCTCACCACATTCTATATGACTATGAGAGGAACACACTCACCTTTGAGTGCTGGAAGGGGCGTAATCGCACGGAGAACCAGGAAGAAAACTCTCCTGCGATTTTCTCCAATCGTTTTTACAATGTGAAATCCGCGATATATGGTCGAGACGAGAGCTCTTATGCAAATGTCGCTTATGTTGCCGGTGAAGGTGAAGGAAATGCTAGAACCATTGTCGAAGTAGATATCCGCATGGATCCTGCAGAAGAGCGCCGGGAAATATATGTGGATGCCAGAGATTTGCAAAGCGAGTATCAAGACGCGGGCGGGGCAAAACACACCTATGATTCTGCCCAATACCGAGCCATTCTTAGGCAGAGAGGACTGGAAAAGCTTTCGGAATACTCAAAGATTGAGACAGTTCACTCAGATATTGATGCCGGCGCTAATCTTGTATACATGAAGGACTTCGACCTAGGAGACCTTTGTACATATCAAAATATGGATGTAGGAATCGAGTGCGACGAAAGAATAACAGCAATCCAAGAGGTATACGAAGGAGCAAAAATGACCTTGAATGTTACCTTTGGCACAGACGAGGCGACGACTATCACAAAGATTATAAAAAGGGAGGCAAACTAAATGCTAAGATTTGGCTATTTCGATTCAGAGATTATCGGTACGGATCCGGAAGGAATGCCGATATTCGACAGGGCAGAAACGTCAGACCTATTTCGATTACTATTTGCAAAGCTTGTCAGTAATGGAGTTCTTGCTCAGCCCGGGGATTGCTTTCAGGTTCTTGCGTCTGAAGGGCTAACTGTTAAAGTCCGTCCGGGCTTTGGACTGATTCAGGGCGCATTTGCCTATGATGATTTAGAGAGTACGCATACCTTAAGCAAAGCACCTCAGCAGTATGCGAGAATTGATAGAGTTGTGTTAAGGGCGAACTATAAAAACCGTTGCTGTGAAATCATTGTAAAGGAAGGAACTGCTGCAGTGAATCCCGTTGCTCCGGCTCTTCTTACTCCGGCACGAGGAGACTACTATGAGCTTTCTCTTGCGACGATTTACATTCAGTCAAACGCGACGGCCATCACCCAGTCCGCCATAACGGATACCCGTGGGGATAGTTCAGTTTGCGGTTTTATTACGCAGCTTATAGACCATCTCTCTACAGAAACATTCTACGCGCAGCTAAACGGTTTTTATCAAGACTTTACCCGTAGGGTAGAGCGTAACTATAGTGAGCACACAGGGAAGATGGACGAGATTGAGGAGTCCTTACAAGGAAATTTTCAATCATGGTTTGAAACGGTTGAGCGAACTCTCACGGATACGCCAGTTGGAAATCTTTCAGCACAGATTGATAGGCTGAAAGGGGAAACAATCGTGACCATCCCGGCTAATGCCTGGAGCAGTTCTGCGCCATATAGCCAAAAGGTGACCATTCCATCTATAAAGTCAACTGACTCAGTAATAATGGGGAAGGCCTACACAAAGGACAACACTTTAGAAGAGATAGAGACATGGGACGAAATGGCCGGATTAATCACCAGTGCGGAAGTTAGTGATGGGTATGTAACTTTTTACAGTAAATCAGAGAAGCCTAGCCGTACCTTTAAAGTAAAGCTGAAAGGAGTCAAGTAATGAGTGAAGTATTTATACCGCTTGGAGGTGCAGGAGGGAAGAACCGAGGCACTGTAGCCGCTATCGGCGATAATGCGCCATTTTCAAATGCCGGAGCTGTGATGAGCCTTCCGCTTCCTGCAGGTAACTATAAAAAGTCCGTAAGCAATCCTAGGACTAGCTATGGAGACGGGAAAAATTCCGAAGTAACTATCTCCAAGGAGCTACTGAAAAAGATGGCTATAGAAGCCTTCGGAATCGCTTCAATCACAAATTTTAGCGCGGCCATGTACGCACATAAGCAAGTCCGGCTTACATGGTCTCGTCCAACTAGGGGCTTGTGGAGTGGTGTGCATTTTATTTTTAAATATGGCAGTATGCCAACTTCAATTTATGACGGATTTACATTTTGGGATAGTGCAGATGTTCACTATGAGACACGGCCATTACAGGAAGGATTGCTATATATCCGTGCCTACAGCTATGTAGAAACCAACAATGGGCGATGGTACGACTATGACGGCACTCCAGTATACACGACAATCCAAGTAACCGGTATTAGTGGAGCAGTATCCTTTGGAGCAGGAGCAGGCACTTGGACAGTACCGGAAGGAGTGCGAAGAATCCGCTATATACTTGTTGGTCGAGGTGGTGACGGCGGTTCTGGAAATTATTATGTTCCAGGCGGAGGCGGCGGAGGCGGCTACTTTACTACGGGATATATGGATGTATCACCCGGGCAAGGCTTGCCTTGGGTAGTACCTACAGGGCAGGGCCAAGGAACTTCTTTAAATGGCGTCTTTGCGCAAGGTGGAAGAAGCCCGGGAAATGGAATGTTTTCACGCGGAAACAATGCCCATTATGGAGAAGGAGGAGATGGCGGCTCCGGCGGTGCTGCATACGGAGGAACTCCCGGAACTAATGGAAGTGATGGAGTAGGCGTAATCAGTAGCGTTAGTGTGGGCAGAAGAGGCGATAAAGAAACATATTATATGGTCGGTATAAGACCGGGCTATGGACAGCACAGTACAACAATCGGATTCAATGGTGTCCTATACAGCGGTGGTGGCGGTGCAGGAACAAAAAGCGGTAACGCGCCGGGAACTCAGGGCACAAATGGACTAGGTAACGGAGGTACTGGAGCTAACCATAGTTCAATAGGCTCCGGATATAATGGTGGACAAGGCGGTACCGGATGCATCTACATCGCGTGGGGTTCTTCCATGAATGATGGAAGCTAGTAGACACCTTAGAAAGAACTTAATATCGTGCATGAAAGGAATCTCTATAGTGGGGATTCCTTTTTTAATTTACCTAAAAGGAAGGAGAAGAAGCAATGAAGAGAGATTTTGCACTAATTCTGCCGAACGCAGACACGGCAGAGCATGAGGTAATGGCTATCACGATTTTTGATAGTCCTACCGAGGCAGACATGGGAGCAAGAGCCATTTATGGGAATACGGCCTATGCAAGGGAGTCCTCCATGTGGGATTTAAAAGAGCCTTGCATCTACAAAGACGGGGCTTTTTTTAATCTCAAAATGAAGGAAATGCGAGACGAAAAAGGAGAGCTGCAGTTTGTCCGTGTAGGAGAAGAGAAGGCAGAGAGAATCCCTTCGCAAGCGGAGCAGATTGCAGAGCTTAAGCAACAGAATGAGGAGCTTAGGCAGACTGTAAACAGCCTTGTGCTTGATTCGTTAGGAGGTGAGTAGGATGTATGAAACACTTTTAGGACTGGCAAAAGAAGGACTGCTCAACAAGAAGATGCTTGATAGAGCTGTAAAGAAAGGTTGGATTTCCAAGGAGCAGGAAGAGGAGATTCTTCGTATCGCCGCAGAGGAGAAAGAAACAGGGGAGGGGGTGAATCATGAGTCCGACAATCGAACTAATAACCGATAAAGAATTTATTATCGGTATCATGACAGTTATCTTTGCCAGTAACGGATTTTTCCAGTTGGTGATGTTCTTCCTGCAGTCCAGGGAAAAGGAGAAAGAGCGGAAGAGACTGGAAGAGACACAGAAGAAGCTAATCAATGTGCAGGACTTTAACGCTCTGTGCAGGTGCGTTACCGGAATTGCAATGTTCAGAATCGCAAGAGAAGCGAAGAGATACATTGATAAAGGCTATGTTACATCGGAAGAGTACCACACGCTAAAGCATAATTTATATGAGCCGTATGTAGCTCTTGGTGGAAATGGCCTTGCAACTAAGTTCATGGAAGAGGTTGAAGAGCTTCCCATGAAAGAGGGAGTCAAAACAGACTATTCAGAGTAAGAAAGAGAGGAAAGAAAAATGGATTTTGGAATTGGAAGCGTAGTAGCAATCACAGTTATCACTTACCTTATCGGTATGGGGTGCAAGTCTGTAGAAAAACTGGATAACAAATATATCCCGGTGATTTGCGGACTTGTCGGAGCAGTCCTTGGCGTGGTAGGTATGCAGACCATGGCCGACTTTCCGGCAAAGGATGTGCTCAATGCCCTAGCTGTGGGGATTGTATCCGGACTAGCCTCTACAGGGGCAAATCAGATTGGGAAGCAGCTTTCCGGCAAATAATATTATAAAGAAGCCTAGCAGGAGGCAATCCTGCATTTAACTATACTTTTATAAAAAGGAGAAAGACTATGAGAAAGAATGGACCATTTGAGCGTTACGAAGGAATCGACCAGGACGCAAAGAGACAGGATGTGCCTGTGAAGGACAACAAAGCGGATAACAGCCCTCATCCTGTAGGCTATGGCCGAGGCAAAGGCGAGGACGATGTGGAGCATGGACCCGGAGTAACACCGAATCCGGATAAGTACACAGGTCCCGGCATCGGCTTAAAGAGGTAATTGCTTTTGGGGAGACATGGTTCTCCCCTTTTTTATTGGGAAGTTGAGAAAAGTTGAGAAGCGTTGAGAAACTTTTTGAAAAACTTTTCTCAAATCAGAATAGGAGGAAAAAATGGCTTATCAGAAAGGTAAAAAGCTTTTAGGAGGTGGATACACTTCCTTCACAGTAGACGGCAAAGGATACTTCGTAAAGCACAAGAGATACTATCAAACGCCCATGCGTGGGGATATTGTCTACTTTTATAGTAGCGTGAAAAAGAGAGTCGCCCATGTAGGAATTGTAATTGAGGTAACAAAGCTAAATAATGGCCAGTACACCATTAAGACAGTAGAAGGAAACACTTCCTCTGCTCCGGGAGTAGTAAGAAACGGCGGTGCTGTAGCAATTAAGACTTATACTTTCTTCCCCGGACAGGAAAGAAGCATTGATGGATTCGGAAGGCCTTTCTTCGGCGCAGAAACTTGTACTGTGGACGAGTTTATCCAAGCTGCTATGTTAGAGGTCGGCTACCTTGAAAAAGGAAGCAATAGAGACCTTTTAAGCAAACTAGGAAATGCCGGAATGAACAACTACACGAAGTATAGCGAGTGGTACGGCATGAACGGCGTGTATTGGTGTCAAATCTTCGTTTCTTGGGTGGCTTATACAGCTTGTAGCCTACACCAAAAGAATCTATTTACCGGATGGAAGCAGGAGGGAGAATCTTGGTTCTACTATGACGAATCCGGAGTTCCTGTAAAAGGACAATGGGGCTATATCAATGGCCGTTGGTATGCTTTCGATGATTCCGGAAGAATGATTAAAGGGTGGTTTAAATCCGCAGACGATTGGTATTACCTTGGTGAGGATGGCGGAATGCTATCTGGGCAATGGCTGCAGGACAAGGGCAAGTGGTATTATCTGACAGATACTGGAGCTATGGCAACAAGCGCAAAAGTCAAAAAAGCGAAAGGACAAGGCTTTGACTATGTGGGTGCGGATGGAGTGTATGATCCCGTGAAATCCTTATTAATAGGAAGAAATTCAGATGTAGAAGTAGTTCAGTAGAAGCCGTGACCAATTCATGACCAAATTTATCCGAAAAACAGGTAAAACGGTTTCCTTTTTCAGTGCATAGAGATTACTAAAAAGTAATAAAAAGCAAGAAAAAAGCTAGGATTTATGCCGTTTCTCGCATAAATCCTAGCTTTTTATCTTAGCGACGAGGATGGGACTTGAACCCACAACCCGCAGAACGGGCACCAACTTTCCAGGCTGGCCGACTACCATTATCACACCTCGTCTCAGTCAACTGTGCAAGTATACCATTAGCTTTTTTGAAAATCAAGCATTATTTTTTAGAACTTTGCTGTATTTTTCGAAACGATACGCTATAATGAAGCTAACTAAAGAGAAAGGAGAGGCTTCATGCTGGAGTACTTGAATTTAAAGCTGGATGGACTGGGTGTAGGGGAAAGCTCATTGAACATTTGGATGAAGAATGGTCGGATTAAGTATGCCTATGATGCGCCTGTAGAAGATGAAGGTCCGGCTCTAGTCTTGAATGTGCCCAAAGAATCTTCGGAAAACTTCTTAAACTCTTTAGATGAGTGTGCCATACCGAAGTGGAAGCGAAGCTATTTTCAGGAAAAAAAAGGAGGCATTCCTGCATTTTCCTTCCGTTGGTTTTTATTGTATAAAGAAGAGAATCAAGAGGCGAAAGAGTATCAAGGGATTAATAGTGTTCCGGGAAGTTGGAACCATTTTATTGCTTCTTTAAACAGACTGACGGCTGAGGTGAATAACGCAAATTCTCATCAAATTATGCGCTTTTCCTTACGAGTGGAAGAGGAAAGGGAGAATGTAAGCTGGAATCCTTTGACCCAAAGAGAAGAAAGAGAGGACGTCTTCTTTGAAGAGACTCTGCTTCTTTCCAGAGAAAGTCAAAGCCTTGTTTACCTGCAGAACATGAATAAGCTTCCTTCGGTAAAGCATGAGTACTTTATACCCAAAATCGTGGATTATCTTTTGGGCAATATAGAACGCTATTTTCAACATTATGATCAGAGTGCGGGAAGCATCGGGGAAGAGAGTTCGGCTCTTTTAGAGATTACAATTCAATATCGGGATGGTCGATATTTTCAAGTGAAAAGGTCCTATGATCGCTATGGTCTTCCGGATGACTGGGAAGACTTGTTGGAGGACTTTCATAAGACTCTGTCCTACTACGGTGTATTCGGTTCTCTTTTTGATCCAAGACTGTACCGGCATGGTGTGAAAGAAGGAGAACATATTTTTCTAAGCTGTTTATCCGAACCGAATGGAAAGCCTAGTTATTTTCGGAGCTTAGAGGACAATATTTCCGTGGGAGATTTTGTGTTGGTTCCCAGTCTGAAGCAGGAAAATGCGGAAACCGTAATGATGATTTCTGAAGTTCTATATTGTAAAGAAGATGCATTGCCTTGTCCTTTGGAGGAAGCTAAGTTAATACTCCGAAAATTGGATGAAGGAGAATTCTTCGGCTTTTTATCCCAGGATAATCATAACGATGACTTTATGTAAAAAAGGAGAATAAGTTGTGATTTTTTTAGTAGATTTTGAAAATACCCATGCCAGCGGCTTTGAGGGGTATCATTATCTGACAGAGCAGGATACCTTGGTGGTGTACTACAGTGATGAGAATTCTGCTTTACAGAAGGGCGTAGTAGAGGATTTAAAGGAAAAAGCTGTCCATGTAAGAATGGTGAAGCTTTTAAAACAACACAGCAATGCTTTGGATATGTACATTGCTTCTACAACGGGAATGTTTTTGGATACGGGAGAAAAGATTTGCATTGTTTCCAAGGACAAGGGTTATGCAGCGGTTCGAGACTTTTGGCATAGCTTAAGAGGTGCAGAAATTCTTTTGGGAGAGACCATTGAAGAGTGTTTTCTTCATTCTGTGGCCAATGACGATGAAAGAATCAGAAGAGCCAAGGAGAGAAACCAAAAGGTACAGCTTATTGATGCCTTTGAAACCACCAACAATGTTCCTACCAGACCGACATTAAGCTACAGAAACAATTATAGAAGAAGAAAAAATCAATTTCTGGATGTGAACAGCCATTTGGAGCCGGTCGAGCTCTTGCCGAATCCTTTAGCAAAGGAAGATGTAAGCTATGCTTCTTTGGTGGAGGAGGAAAATGACGGAGAACATTTTTCTGTGGATTACTCTGCAAACATCAAGGAAGAAAAGCTTTTTCCGGATGAGGAACATGCTGAAAGCTTTGAGAAAGAGCTATCTTCCGATAGAGCTACAGAAGAAACTGTTGCTGCTAATGAAAGAGAAAATCCGGATTCTCAGGAGGAAGCTAAACCCGCAGATAATATCCAGTCGGAAGAACTGAAGCATGAGGATTCCTCCAGGAGTTCGATTGAAACCGTGAATCGTATTTATCTCAAGACGGAAAAGAAAGCAAATGCCGGAAGACCATCTAATCAAATCCAGTATATTTATGATCCGGTTTTAAAAAGGATGAAGCGTGTGGATGTAGAGGAAGTAGCGGAAGACAGCATTTCCGAAACCGGGGCGGAAGAGTCTAAAAAAACGGAAGAGAAAAAGTCTTCCGATGCCGGAAAAGATGGAGCTGTGCAGGAGGATGCCGGCGCTGTAACAGAAAGTCGCTCTACGGAGCAAAGGGAACGGCAAAGACACCATAATCGTAGAAGAAGGCGTTCTAACGGAAAGAAGGATAACGGAACACAGGCTTCCGGACAAAATTCCAATCAGGAATCGAGCCAGGACAATACTAAAGCAGTGTCGCAGGATAGTGCTAAAGTAGAAGCAAAGGACAATGCTAAAACAGTAGCAAAGGACTATGCTAAAACAGAAGCAAAGGACAATTCTAAAGAACATGGAAAGGATGCTTCTAAGGAAGAGTCCAAGTCCATCAAGGAACAAAAGCCGGAAAAGCAAGAGAAGGTGGAAACAAAGGAGAAAAGCGGAAAGTCTGATAAAGTGGTAAAGGAAAAGAAATCCGCCAGAAAAACAGGAACAAAAGCCTCTCAAGAAAAACATGTTGAAAAATCTGCTGAGGATTCTGCTAAAGCTTCGACGAAAGAAGAGAAAAAGCAGAACCAGACTCCAGAAAAGAAAGCAAAGGTTAAGGATGCGGATAAGTCTGTAGAAAGTAAAACCGATCTCAAAGCTACAAAAGAAAAGCCGGTAAGGAAGTCTGTAAAGGCTAAGACAGGAGAAGAAAAGCCGGAAACAAAGTCTAGACGGACGAAGACTGCGGAAAAAACCGATAAAACTAAGGCGGGAGAGAAGACAAATACGACTAAGGAAGAAAAAACGGCAAAAACAAAGACCGGTCCGAGAACTTCCAACGATAAAACTACTGAAAAATCTGTAAAAGCTAAGGCTGATACAAAGAAAACAGAATCAGCAAGTGCGGAAAAGCCCGGTCGGAGAGGAAGAAAGAAAAAGGAAGAAACAAAGGAGACTGACAAATAG